ATCCCCGTCCTCAGATTCTACCATTATCTGGCGTCCATCGGCAAGGGTATCGGTCATGTTCTTAGGCTTGAATAGATTAGTCACCGTTTTGGTGAGTCTATCTATAGCGGCCATAATGGTACTGGTGTTTTCCATTGTGTTATATTTTTTAAAGTCTGCTGATGCTACGGCTTTTAGAACTTCCTGTATTTCATCCGCAAATCCCAACTGCACCGCTTCCTCTGGTCCTAATAGGGTTTCCCTATCGTACATTTCAACCAGTTGCTCCCGTGTTAAAGATGTTCTTCCTACCCATGAATCAATTAATTGCGTCTCGATCCTATCGAGCTGTCCGGCAGCGTTGCGTAAGTCTTTTGATGTCCCTTCGGTGCGTACCCTCGGGCTATGAATCATCCATGAGGATTTGAGATTCATTATAATTTTGTCCCCTGCTGCGGCTATTAAAGTGGCTATCGAAGCGCACGTACCTTCAACATGGACGGTAATGTTTTTTCCTGTATTCTTGATAGCGTTATAGATCGCGTATCCTTCGAATACTTCACCCCCTGGGGAGTGGATGTGGACAATGTAATCTGAATATTTGGGGTCGATGTTTTTTAGAACCGAGTCTAAGGTTACTTGCTTGCCGACCTCACCGTAGATATAAATATTGCCCGTCACGAAGGCAAAAATGAGTCTAAAGCACTTAAAAAGGTTGCAACTAAAATTGCAATACTACTTAATGAAACTTTTTGATGATGGAATATACCGTCCGCTCAGGGGTTTTGGTGGCCATAGATGTATTGGTTATCGCTTGTAATCTGGGCATCCCTGTAATAATGTTCTTCTCATAAACGGCTATCACTTCTTCGTACTTTGTTAATGAACAGGGTAACCACCCGTCCTTTATCATTTGCTTGACTACCTCCGGGGAAATCCCATACTTTTCCGCTAGATTCATCGTCTTGATATTTTTTGTTTTACTGCTACCGCCCGCTGAACTTTGTTTATTTCAACTACCTCCACCACAGGAGAAGGCATATTTTTTATGATGTTGGCCATCTCTAGTTGTGCCGTTATGGGTGCGGTCAGAGAACTGGTAACTACCCCACCATCCTGGTACCCTCTGAAAGTCGGACGCATGGCATTGGCTGCTAATGGCCCCCCTACTTTAGCTACGTCTTTCTGTGACCACACCACCTCGCCAGCGTGAACAATTCCGGCGGGCTGCATCTTTGCACCGTCCCCGGTATAACCTCCTTCAGCGAATTCTATTGAATTTATCCTAGCTACGTTGGCAAGTCCAGCTACTACGGCAGCCGCCGCAGATATAGCACCGAATACGGGGTTAATCTTAGCACCTGAAGCATAGGCAGCAGTAGCGGCTAAATAAGTATTCATCAATGCCTCAGCGGAGGCTAGAATCTTATATCCTGCGGTATCCTCATGCAATACATCTGCAAGTGCCCCGGTTAAATTGCTGATTGCATCAACCTTTTGCCGTTCAACTAATACCGCCATTTGTGCCCCGGCTTCTACTCTTTTGGCTTCTTCTGCCCTGAAGGCTTCATTCCGTTTAGCAAGGTCGGTGTTCATCCGATCATTTATATCGGTGATTATTGTGGCCTGTGTCTGGAAAGCCCCTACTAATGGATCTTCTGTCGTTGGCTCTATTTGGTTGGCTGCACGTTGTGTTGCTCTTAATTGGGCTTCTTGTTCGGCCAATGCTTTAGCTTGGTCTTCAAGTATCTTAGTCCGTTTCTCTTGGATGGTGGCTAAGTTGTTTTCTAACTTCTCCTGAAAAGCAAGTGAAGATCCGCGCGCCTGTTCTAAGGCTTCAATTTTATCAACTATTTCATCTACTCCTTCATCAGCTAATTTACCACCAGTCACCAACCGATCTAAAAACTGATCAAACGTTTCTTCCGCCGTTTGACTTAAAGACCTTTCTAATGCGAGCCGTTTGGCTGTGAGTACTAAATCCTTTTGCGCATTCTCTGCCCGTTTGTCTACTAATTCTTCCTCTAACGCTAGTGCCTTTCGAAGCATTTCCTCCTGTTCATCAAGGCTTAGATTTCTATTCTTGGAAGCAACTACCAGACGTTTAATCTCATTCTCTGTTCGTGCGGTTTCAATTCTTAATGCCCGTTGGCTGTCTTCCAGTTCACGTGATAAATCCAAATACAACTGCCCTTGTGTGACTGCATTGGCTATTTCTTCGGCAAGCCCTGAGAATGCGGCCGCTGTCAGATCCGCCGCTTTGTCAAAGTCCCCGGATACTAAAGCTATTAAGGCTTCACCGAGTTTACCAACACGGGCGACGACCACATCAAGTATTACCCCGATAGCATTCGTGATGTTCTCAAACTTGTCTAATACTTCATTGTTGGAAGATATCGCAGCCTTTAAGACGGTGAATATGGCTACCAGTGCTGCAAGTATGGCCCCTATTGGGGTAGCGATGAAACGTAACGCCTGAAGCGTCATAGCTTTAAGCCCGGCAGCCCCCGACTCCAACCCTTCCCCCACTTTCCCCAAAGCCGGATGAACCCCGTCTAATGCACTTTTATAATTACCGATGTTTATCTTCTGTTTCTCAATAGCGGAAACATTCTCTTTTATCTTGGATGTGTTCTGGTCTATTAAAGCGTTGATTTCCTGCGCCCGTTTCTTTCCCTGCTCACTCTGAAGATTCAAAGCGTTCCGTTCCTTCCGCAGTTCTTTATTGGCCGCTGTTAAGTCGTTTATTGACTCTACCGAGTCTTCGACGTCGACATCTACATCTAGAATTATGGTTTCTTCCCTGTCTGCCATTAGAGTTTAATCAGTTGAATTTCACAAGGCAAATAGCTCTCTTTATATCCTGATATCTTATTCAAATAGTATTGGTTCTGTGTCTCCTGCGTCTTAATTGTAATCGGTCTTAAAAAGTCCAGCGACTGATAAATAGCATAGGGCAAATGCGCAACAGAAAGTAGTTTTACAGGGTCGTTTAATACCATTGAAACTAATCTGAAATACCGTTCAGTCACCGACAACTGGTCACCTTCGGCAAACGCCATCGAAAACGGAAAGTCCCTGTCTATCTGTCTATTCGTAGGAATTAAATTATAAAATGCCGGAGCTAGTGTGGAGTAGTCCGTATTTTCAACCTGTATCTGTGTAAGCCCTGAGAACTTAGAAACGGTGTATAATGGAACATGATGCAGTAAATATACCTGGTCCGAATCTCCATAAACGAAGTTCATTTTAGCCAGACTTCCGGTAGCGTTCGTGTCAAATGCTAATCCCTCCAGTTCTATATACCCAGCCCCAAACGTAATCACCATATAGTCACCGTTATAACTGATATTAGTTGAATCGGTAACCCTGACCATGTCCGACAGTTGAAATCTATCGTCAGCGATAGCAAATCTTGCCCGTCCCGCCGAATCGGTAACCGCTGTAAACTCCATGTTAAACTGCTGGTCAAATTCTACAAGGTTGGTCTTCTCTATGCTCATTTGGAAGACAGGGTTTATATACGTTATCGGGGAGGAGAATTCACTTTCAATTATATCCACCTCATCCCCTAAAAAGTCATTATCAATATCTATCTGCCCTTTGTCGTAAGTCCTTTTATCCAGCGGCATCCGTCTAAATTCTTCTTCTTCTTCGGTTTCTATGTGTGACAAAAAAGACTTCTTGCCATAGTCAGAAACAAACTCTGCATAATCAACTTCTACCGCCGAGATGTATTCAGAAAGGTCCACAGGATCATGGCTTTGAATCTTCTCAAATAGATTCAGTGTTAACGTCTTATTGGCCGCGTCATAAGTGGGGATAGCGTTGAACTGCTTTATTATCTCAGATATAAATTCTCCCTGCGTCCAGTCGGGGACCATCGCAGCCCCAAATGCCTTATAAATAAATACAGGGGTTATTTTAACCCATCCTGAAACGACGTCATTCTGTGTTGATCCTACGGACTGCTGCCATTCAGTGGTCCACGTCAAAACGTCCCCCTGATCGACTAAAAATGTCCTGTCCAGTACAAAGTTTTCCTGGTCCCCTGCGGTAGCTGAGTTATAAAGCCCCCCTACTGAAAGACCGATATCGACAAAAGTAAAAACCCCGTTTATGTAGATGTAGATCCGCTGGCTGTATGAGGCATCAACAATTGAAGGCACAAACGACAATTCAATATGAATCATCGTTTTAAAGGGGGCCGTCCAGCTATTGGTGACTAAACTAAATGGATTCAAAGAGCCATCAAAAAAAGGAAACACTGAATCATTCTGAAATACAACCGGATACTCAACGTTTTCCCCAGGTCGGGCAATCAACGTGCTTTGCTCCACATAAGAAGAAGCCGCGTCGATATTCTCCTGACTTTTGGGGTTATTGACAACGACAGAAGCTAAATAGTCAGCGTCGTTTAATAGCTCCCCCTGAACTTTAATCCCTTGTAAAGCGAATACCCTGTTTACGATGTCTTTGGTGTAAAGTGCCCCTACAAAGTCCTCCACTTTTAATAGTGCATTCCCACGGTAGGCCAATAACCCATTATCAATTAAAGGAAACACCACCCCGGAGGTATTGAACAGCGCGTTGGATAGGGTTATTTCCGTCTGGTCGATGTCGTAATCACTCCAGTCAATATCTCTTAATTTCCCGGAAAGAAGCCCGAACCAGTTGTTATTCCCTGCAAAGAAAGAACATTCATAATTTACGTTTATCTTCTCAACCCTCAGATAGCCTTTGAATGTTTCCTCCCCTGAATCTGTTAGTAAGCTGGCGGGGATCTTCTGATATACTTCTTTTGAAATATTATCCGGTAGTGGGTTATTTAATATCCGGGTATTATTTATCGTCTTTGAGAGGTCGAAGGAGTAAGAGAAATCCCCGTCACTTGTGGACAGGTCTTCCAATAGCTTCACTTGCTTCTCCGTTTCAACCAATTCATTGAAATCTAAATACTCGTTTCCCACTTTTATCATCATACGTGCTGGGATGGATAGTCGTCCGTATAGCTTATCACAAAACTTACCGAATACATTTTACTTGACTCAGGCTTGACTAAGACCGATTGGTCGTCCACTATTACCGTCCTACGGTCCCTTTTGCCTGTGCCTTCTAATATTTGAACCAGGATAGAACTTCTTATTTGCTCGCCTAGCTGTTCTGCTTGTTGCAAAGTCAGTTTTTGACTTCTTATTACCTTTTGTTTCCGTGTCCTGCGAAAGGTCTGTTTCCGGATGGTATCTGCGAACGTATCATAAGACTTCGGCCATCCCGGAAACACGTTTTTAGTAGTCTCCCCCGTTTCAATAACTTCAATGTTGTGGTCTTTATAACCGGTGAATAACCAGTAGTCGAACCCTCCCAAGTAATTAAGCCACGATATGTATAGAAATTCTCTCATTCCAGTAATCTATAATCGCCATCTTCCAATAATCTTATGTCTTCTGGTACCGCCGACTGTGTGTCGCAGGCGTCAATGATGTTTATGCAAATCTCTTCTGTCAAGTAGGCGGCGTCTACTTCAGGCGTTGCCGGGGTTGTTTCCGTTCCGGCTCGTGTGTCAATCTGCAAATCTATGTCTGAACCGGAGGTATATTTAACCCCTACCCTTGTGGTGAACATGGTAGCTGTAAAAGTAATGGCTACAGTATCCGACCCTCCGGGGCTTATAGGCCCTGAGTCTGTGGTTGTGAACTGCACATTCATTGAATCGTCAAATATTGATATCCGAGCCGTGCGGGGGTTGGAAGATCCGGAGTTATAAGAAACCGTATATCCTATGGTAATAGTATAGTCATACCCCGGAATAAAAGCATAGGCAGCAAATAGAAATTCTGAGTCTGAAGGGTCTATAATACTTCCGGGCAAGTTAATTGAAGGTGTGGCCCCTGTGGTCCATACTTCATCCCCTGAGCCGGGATCAGAAGCCCACAATGATAGTGCTGGTAGTGTGATAGCTGACGTCACCCCCGGAACAGCCGCCTGACCCGGAGTATAGATTTTAACACAAAACCTATCGTATTGAGCATCCGGAACTATTGGAATTCTATAGACCCCCAGACCCTGATCGGTATAAATTATTGTTTCTGTGGCTGTTAAGTAGTCCTGAACATACTTTTCAATGATAACCCAGAACAGCCCCGGTATGTTTTTAATAAAGGAAATGTCGAAGTACTTGTCTTCAACGGCCAGCAATTCAGGGAACAATGTCAGCCAATAAGCCGGTGAACCATCCGTATAAACGTAGTCCGAATAGGCCCCTGAATATATGTTTTTAAAAGGAAGTTTGCCCGCTACCGCATAGCCTTCGAAGTCGTCCGTTTCGTAGGCAGTTTCTAACGTAGAAAGTGAATAGTTATCGGATTCATCGTAAGATTCGGCGAACTGAATGAAGAACGCCGTAAAAGCATCCAGGTTTAGAGGCAAAGAAAACAGCGTTAAATTGTTCTTGACCGCTATCATCTTTTTGATGTAGTCGTTCACCGAAAACATTACAATGTTGTTCTCATCCGGAGTTAGAGATAAAATACCCACTTCTTCGTAAGGTTTATGAGTGGTCCACGGGTGCAATGCGTTCAGTCCAGAGTAAATCTTTACTTTAACCTGATAAGAGTTGTAATAATACTGAATAGAAGCCCCGGAGAAGCTATTAGAAACAGAGTAGGGCAAATCGATCACGATATTAGATTGGCTAATCACCTCAACAATCTGCCATACCCCGTTTAAGTCTTCATCGGTTGCATCTGATATTTTAACGAATTCTAACCTATAGGCATCCACACTTCCGATGTCTCCCGATAAAGTCAAATCCGAATACCCGTTATCATTGCTAAAACTTGAAATAGTCCGCGCTGTGTCTACGGTATTTACAGGCCATTTGTCATTTGAAATCTTATAAATTATCGGCAGGAATATACTATTCCATTCGTGTGAATTGGTCTGGTAATATTCGATGTCTGCATCCTGGTAATAACTAACGAAATCCGCGGTGGCGTATTCAGCTATCTTAAATGTGTCCGTATTAATTGAGGTCACATACCAGAAGCCATTATATTCGTCAATGTCTGAAGTTATATAAACATAGTCCCCCGTTCCCAGCCCGTGGTAGGCCAGTGTAACTAAAGCATCCCCGCCACTGTCAGTAATTGCAGCGGCAATACTTTGGTCTATTATCTTATGCCCTGTCGGGTTTTTAACGACTTCCATTCATTTATAAATTGGTCGGCTACTGCATCCATTAAATCCTTCGAAGTGTTGTTTACAAAGTCCTCTATTGCGGGTTGTACGATGTCCGTCCGTCCTCCCTCCAGCCAAAGCCTGGTCCCACGCTGCTGAATCTTGGTAGCAATAGCCCACACGGCTGATATGTCAATCCCCCTAGCCTCTACCCATGAGGTAATTCTTTCAATCATGGCTCGTGAAGGTTTCTTGTTCGGGGTGGGTCTTCGTCCCGTTTCCACTGTCATAAAGAAAGCCCTGCCGAACAATTGAAGCTTAAAGTTATTGCCGGACTGGGTTACTTCTATTCGTAGACTATTGGAGGTTTCAAAGGTGGCATTCTGCCCCGCCGAGCCCATGTTCGCCCGGATGTCGTTTATTAATTGAATCCCGTTCTGTTGTAGGATCTCAATTACCATTGTATAATTCTACATTTTCAGGAGTACAATAGTCGAAATCGTCAGGGGTCACCATTTGGAAGGTCACAAACCATCCTGTAAAAATATCCGCATCCTTTTTGAAGAATGGAGTCTGTTGAAAGTTTGAAAGTGTAACAGGCCCAACGGTGTCTATTTGGCTCAGGTAGAATTCATTTAGCCGGTGGATGAACTTATCGACTAATTCGTCAAGGTCGTCTAGTACCGGTTTCTGTTCAATCTCCGTGTCCCCTGATTGCACGATACGACAGAACAGTATAATACAGTTCCACCGCTTTTGGTACATCTCCACATCGTTGACTGTAAATTGAGGGTTCGCTGTGAGCGGAAGTAGCCACGCCCAAAGGTCAGGCTTACTTAGAATTTGGTTGAAGTCTGTTCGCTGTCCGTAGCCGAATTGTATCCCATCCGATAGTGAACTAACGGTATCGTGGATTAGCTGAACGACGGAGCGGTGGGACACGCGCCCAATATAAAATAAATTCTTACTTTCTGTGTGCCATTAACTCAGCATATCGCCGTTGTGCTTGGGATTCAAACGAACGATATCGAACTAAATGATTAACTTCTTCAGGCGTAGAAGAGGAATCAGGAAGCGAGTCATTAAAGGTGGTGATATATTCAATTGCCTGTACAAAAAAAAAGCACCCGTTCCGATTACTTCGGTGCATGGGTAAGACTTTAGTTCTTCCTTCACGGCGGCTACTTTGGTATAGTCGTAGTTACCGTCTTTTACTTTCTGTAGGTAGATGGCACAGGCTGTTAAGTACAGGTCGGCTGTCTTCTCATGGTCTTCAATCTCAAAGTCATCCATCTTCTTTTGTGGTAGTTTCTTCAACAGGCCACGAAGGTCTTCGAACTGTCCCAAACTTTGAATGGTGATATCTGCCGGGAGAACGTATTTCCCTACCATTGGTGTCCGTTCAAACTTTGGGCTGATGGTCATGAAGGCTAACGAAAGGCTAATCCTTTCAAGTCCTTTGATGTCCTTTGATTCTAACGTTTCACGCGGAACCCCTGTAAAGCAGGAGATTTTTTCAGCCATCGTCCTGCGGTACAAATGAAACAAGTATTGCGTGTAGGTGATGTCTTCCCAGCGGGTGGGGAGAGGGTATCTTTTGCCGAGTATCTTAAAGGTTATCACAGAATGAAGTCGTTAATAAATGAATATATCCCGTAACCGGTGAAAAATGTTATCAGAGTCACTGTTACTGTAACTAAAAACGACTTTATAAAATCCCAGCCGTTTCCTCCGGTTCCCCTGTACGAACTTGGTGGTATATTCACAATAATCATAGGTTATCTAGTTGGTTTTCAATGACCCACGGTAATATCTTTTTCCTTTCAATTGCATTTATTAGCTTCTTGACAAGTGGGATATATTCTTTAGGGATATTCATTATGTTAGTTTCTACGCTTATAACCTTATTATATAAACTCCATCCTTTGGAAAGATATTCTCGGCAAATCTCCGTTTCCTTCGCTCTTAAATTGGATACATCAGCTTCACAAACCTTACTAAAAACGAAATGGTCATAGTGCAAATTCCAATCGTCCTGCATTTCCTCATTCTGGCACTTCTGGCATTTTAAAACACTTCTGTGTTGATATATTCTGTTGTCAGCATTAAGACTTGAACCGACATAAACCTTATTTAATTTACCAACTTCGATTACATACACTCCGCAATATTTAACCTTTAACATAGTTAGTCTTATTCCTCTAAGATAAAGTATTAGAGTTATAATACTTATTTATCTGCCGTTTATCTTGTAACAGTTCTCAAGGAAATGCTTCTCCGATAAGTAATGCTGGTAGTAATTTTGGCTTTCGACCCCGGTAGTCTGTTTACTCAGTTCTAAAAGCTTCTTGCACTGAACTTCTGAATCGTGACATGGCCCTATTTCTTCTGTGCAACTTGTTAAGAACCAGATGAAAAGCGCCATCAATATAAACCACCTGAATATCTTGTTTGTCATTTGAAACTGATGTTTAGTGCTGTTTTCTTCTTCTTGAATGATATCGCGGCGTATCTCATGGCATCCATAGCGTGGTCGTTTAGTTTTAAAGGTTCCTCCGGGGTGTTTCCTACCTTGTTTTTGTTCACTTTGAATTTATACGACTTAATTTCTTTAAGTAAGTTCACTGACCCCTGGTGGATGAACAGTTTCCGTGATTTAATGAAGTCTATCCCCGCTTTTACGTCCTTATTTGCTGCTATTGCCTTGAATCCTGCCCGTTTTATCTCTTCTATTCGTGCCGGCTCCGCTGCATCGCAGTAAATAGGGTCGTAGGGGCTGACTAGCTGCTTTAAAACCTCTATTAGTTCGGTATTTGTCACTTTTGACTGGTAGAATTCTTCTGTGACCTGTAAACCGCCAGCAAATTGGACAACTCGGCATAAAGCTGTAGGGTTATTATACCCAAAGTCAAGTCCATATCCAATCTGGCCTGGAATTTCTGCGCTGAATGGTTGCCAATGAGTGAAGATAATGCCTTCAGAATGCCCTCTTTCTCCTTCGCCGTAAATTCTCCAAAAGTTCGGATCTGCGTCTTTGTAGCTTTCGATTTCTGACCTTTGCTCTTTGGGGATGAAGGGGTTGTCATTGTAGGTGGATTTTATAAAGTAACAATCTGGTCTAGTTAAAACTTTGTCATAAATCCAGTGAAACTCATCAGCCGGGTTATAATCGATGAAAATGGCCCGTTTGGTACGTAATAGTAACTGTCTGAAGGTTTCATATTGAATTATGTTGGCTTCGTTAATGAATAATATATCCCGTCCCGGGCCTCGTACCTTCAACTGATTGTCAACACTGAAAAATTCAATGTAGCTACCTGTTGGATAGGTGTAAAGCTGTTCTGTCTTCATGTGGTTGGCAGGATTGTAGAGTTTGAAGTCCTCCATTATCTTGCGCCAGTCCCTCATGGCTCCCTTCCGTAAATGAGGAAAGGCTACTGAACAAACCGAAATACTGTACTTCCCTGTCAGGGCCAAAAGTATCATATACTCCACCAGGCTGAACGTCTTGCCTGAACGGGTTCCCCCTTGATTTACGATAATACGATATCCGGAATTAAACGCTTTCCGGGATTCCTGTATTACTTTTATCTTCGGAAGGGTATACGTAATCTCTTGAGTCATCAAATCTGATTGTGATTCCGGCATGGACTTCTCCTTCGTGTTGTATTGAAGCTAATTTAGGGGCTGCATAGGGCAGAATTTCAGCAATGAACTGTAAACGGTCTTTGGCTTTAAGAGTATCAAAATCCGCTTGTATCTTGTCCACATTGGCCTCTAAGAAGTTAACAATTGATTCTTTAACCTTCGTTGAAACCTTGTTTTGGCCACGTCCTTTGGCTGCGGTGTTGCCAGGTTGAAACTGATGACTGGCGCGTCCATTCACGTATTCTTCGTTTCCTTCTGCCATAATCAAAGTTAGCCTTTTAGTTTAATTATCTGTTCAGAGAGGTATTCTATGGAGGTAGAAAGCTCGTCTATTTCCTTCTCTTTTGAAGTGACTTCGTCCTGAAGCTTGGTGCGTTTCCGTTCGAACCATTCTACTTGCTTAGTTAGCTGGTTTAGAGCGGCTTGCATATGTTTTGGTAACTTTTTGGTTTCTATGTCATTCATATCGTTCGTGTTAATGAATATCCATGCTCTTTGGCTTCTGCTGGATTGGATTCTATGTAGTTATGATGAGGACGACAAACTCCAAGAAAATACCTTGTATCTGTTAACAAATCACCTGTGCGCCCCATTTTATGGTGAATCTCAGTTGCTGGAGCCATGCACCCTTCAATCTCACAACCAGGATGATGGTACAAATAAAAATTCTTCAGCCTAATATACTGCCGCTCCTGCTTTAAACGCTTTACTGAACGGGGTCTAATCTTTTGATACATCATGCAACTTTCTTTTTTGAGAGTTCTTGAATCAACTTCATACTGCCGATTTGAACAACCTTAAATCCGTTCTTCTCGGTTTTCCCTCTGTAAATCCAGGAATATACCGTTTGAAGCGGCACCCCTTTTTTACTGGCAAATTCTGCTACTGTCATCATAACGGTGTAAAACAACAAAGAAATATTTTAACGTGCAAAAGAAATTATCAAAATATATTTTACAAAAGGCTTGCATAGAATATTATGCGTTCGTAGTATTGCTGAACAATAACCGATAAACGGAAATGAAAAAAGCAATGGTCACTAAGGTGACAAAATTCGACAAGACAGATTCATACGGAAACAGTAGTTTCTCTATTGAATTTGCAAATGGTGATAAAGGTTTCTATAGTACTAAATCTCCTGACCAGACCAAGTTCGTGGTAGGCCAAGACGCTGAATACCAGATTGAACAGAAAGAAGGGAAGACCGGAAAGACCTATTTCAAAATTACCTTGCCACAGACGGAACAGCCATTTAAAGCCGCAGGACGGCCACAGATTGAGCCACGTATTCAGATGATCTCCTTTGCGATGGCCTACGCTAAAGATTTAGTAGTAGCCGGTAAAGTAGAAATGAAAGCACTGCCAGCCACCTTTGATATTATCTACGGAGAAATGATTTCTAAACTATGAAAGACGAATACGAAGTTAAAAACGCTTTAATCAGCTATACTAAAATAGAAATCGAAGACCACGGAATTTTGACGCTGTGGATTGGCTTGGATTACGGAGGAACGGCTCAGGCATTTGGGGGTTATGATGTCCGTAGAAATTTATCCACTTGGGTGCAGAGGATTTTTGAGGTCCTTGAAGTGGATGATTGGGATAAGGTCAAAGGTAAAACCATTCGCGTTAAATCAAATCACTCAGGCGTTTATTCCATTGGCCACTTCATGAAAGATAAATGGTTTACACCTAAAGAAGTATTTAAATCATAACACTATGGATGACATGACCCCAAACAGTGTAATACACCTAATGCCATCAACGGCAGATCAGGTTAATAAATTTGCTAACCGTGTGGTTCAGTCGGTGAAATATGACGGTGAAAACCCGCTGTGGCTGCTGGTTCAAATTAGAGGTATGGAAAAAGCCTTTAAGATTATCACTGAAAAGATACAAGAAAATCTATTGAATGAAGCGGAGAAATATCCCGAACGGAAGTTTGAGTTTATGGGGAATGAGATTGAAAAGGCGGAACTAGCAACTGTTTACGACTATTCAAAATGTGGGCATCCTGACTGGGAACAATTCTCTGTAGCTGAAAAGACTGCCGCTGAAGGACGCAAAGCAACAGAGGCATTTCTACGGGCTTTAACGGGGCCTATTGACCTTCTGGATAGAAGCACCGGGGAAGTGACACTAATTATGCCACCGACAAAGAAATCCACGTCAGGGCTTAAAGTATTCATCAAATGATGGACGGGTTATTACTTGCCGCACAGGTGGAAAGCGTTGGCACCCGCCGCGATGGTACATTGAAAATTACCATAGGCTGCCAGGAGATGTCGCAGTCTAAAGCCGGCGAACTGCTGACCATGCAGAACAAAGTCTGTGCGGTGTACATTTCGCAGAAAGAAACCGTATCACAGGCGGTTATGGACATGGTTGACCAGGCGGATGTGGATATGCCGGGGAAAACCAAAAGCCAAAGACAGCGGGCTGTATTGTATAGAATTTGGGAACTGGACAAAGAAGGGCATAAGACATTTGAAAGCTACTACGCTTTTAAGATGGAAAAGCATATTACAGAATTGAAAGAACACTTAGACCAACTAACACAATGAAAAGCATGAAAAGAATTGACAGCCGATGGTTGCACATTTGGAGCCTGATGGCTTCTACTATGGTAGCTTTTATTCTTACCTGTATTTTACTTTATAGCTTTTGCAGGATAGTTTATGGATAAGACACAAGTGTTTAACTGTGACTGTATGCAAGGTATGAGCGCTTTTGAAGATGGATATTTTGATCTTGCAATAGTAGATCCACCATACGGTATAGGTAGAAGTGGGAAACCCAAAAGTACAAGTTCACACGGTGGGCATAAGGGATTTGAAGAAAAGGGATGGGATGACAATAGACCTGATATTGAATATTTCATTGAACTAAGAAGGGTTTCTAAAAATCAAATCATTTGGGGTGCTAATTATTTTGTTGATTGTCTGTTTCCTTCTGCATGTTGGTTAATATGGGATAAGGGACAAAATATAGATCAAGCGGACGCGGAACTGGCTTATACATCATTTAATAGCCCTATCAGAAGGAAGGTTATTAACCGCGTCGAACTTCTTGTAGAGCCGGGAGAAACAATACACCCCACCCAAAAGCCTGTAAAGCTCTATAAATGGCTTTTAAAGAACTACGCCAAGGAAGGGGACAAGATACTTGACACCCATTTAGGAAGCGGCTCCAGCCGAATAGCGGCCTTTGACATGGGCTTTGAGTTCTGGGGGTATGAACTAGATAAAGACTATTTCGATGCTTCGGTAAAACGGTTTAACCAGCACAAAAGCCAATTAAAACTATTTCCTGCATGAAAGAATGTACGCACTGCCATAAACAAAAGCCGGAGGAAGCATTTCCAGGCGTTTTAAGGCGCTATGTGACAAAAGCCGGGGTATTACGGGTCTACAGTTTCAGGCGCGGCAAATGCAAACAGTGCGTTTCTGTGGCTATGGGTAGGTACCAGCACAATAAATGTTTAGAATATGCCTTTTAACCTTTGTGCACCGAATGTGGATAAAATGTGGATAACTTTTGGAAGTAAATATTTAAGTTTGAAATGAAACGACAGCCTACTAACTTTGAGTCAGTTTTCTGAAAGAGGAAATTTTTGCCTTAGTCGGCGTGGAGTTAGTAGGCCACAATGACTAGGGCATTTTTATTTTACAGCGTGGGCAGATAGCTGGCATTACCTGATAACAAGGGGGATGGATTCAAGCTGTTAAATGATGTGAACAGGTTTTAGACTTGCGAGACTGCCTACCATCAGCCGAAACTTATACATACGGATACTGCACCCAATGCAAAGGCCAGCATAGTCTGCTTCCTTGGGGGTAGGGGGTAGACTTGCTTTGCCGACCTACTTACCAGCCGTTTCTGTCCCTTGCAAATTGACACTTTAACTTTCACTTATGATAAATGATGCAGTCTTAGTAAAACTTGGTTCAGCAAGAAACGCACTAGCCGAAGCAAAGACAATTCAGGAAACAAAAAAAGTATTAGACGTTGCTGCCGCCGCTGAAATATTTGCAAAACGTCAACAGCTTGGTGAAGAATCTATACGGTTTGCTACTTCAATAAAAGTTGAAGCATTAGCACAACTTGGAAGAATGTTAAAAGATATGCCTAAGAATCAAGGTGTACGAGCCAACGGTAGAGATATCGGTGGTACTAAAATGGAACCGCCGAGCAGTATACCAACACTTGCTGAAATTGGTTTGGATAAAAAAAC